TTTTCGAATTTACAGTGCCACTATGATTTGCATCAATTAAATTAGGAATACCACGAACTGATTTTGTTTTAGACCCATCTGTCTTTTTTGCCAATTTATTTTCTTTTGCTTCAATTAACGAACACGCTACATCCATTACACCCATTTTTGCTACCTTATCTATAAAGTTATCACTTACCTGACAAGTTGAACCAAATTTGGCTGATGGAGTATTCATATAATCTTTTGTTTGACTATCAAATGATGGATTTTCAATATCACACCTCAAGAATAAAATTAACTGTTCTTTAATTGCTGCGGCATTTACTTTTACTTTTTTCTTTTTCTCAATATAATCGCATAATTTTCGAATAATTTGACCCATAATATAATCTACATGCTTACCACCTTTAGAAGTACATATACCATTTACAAATGATACTTGCATAAATTCATGATTAGGTGATATAGCTATTGCATATTCCCAACGTTCTTCAGGGGTTTCATATACACGCTTTGTCTTTTCTTTACTACCAATATATAAATCAATATATTGTTGAAAATTTTTTATATTTATTTGTGTTCCATTACTAATTACTTTAATTTTTTTAATTGAGTGATCTGTAACTGCACCTATATCGTGAATTCTTTTACGCAATAATGATAGCATATCAGGTGTCATACCATTAATACCAAATCTTTTATAATCTGGTTTAAACGTAACAGTTGTATATGATTTAGTGGTTATTGATACTTTTGATATCACAGGAGGATCTATTTTATCCAAATTATTATGAAATTCTTGAACGTATTTTAAACCTCGTGTATGATCTACTGTTTCTACTTTACCATATGTAGACCAAATTAAAACTAACTTAAAACCAAAACCATTCTTACCACCTACTATCTTTTTTTCATTTTTATTATAGTTAGTTGATGTCCTCAAATGACCAAAAACCATTTCAGGAATCCAAAGATTATTCTCTGGGTGTTTGGCAATATCAATTCCATTACCATCATTTGACATTGTAATTGTACCATCTTCAGTTATTGTTGTATCAATATAACTAACAAAACGTTTGTTGAGTATTGGTGAATGTATCATTCTAATTACATGATCTCTACAATTCACTATTCCCTCATCAAATAACTTATATAATCCAGGAATATACTCAATATCACGATACACTATTTTTTTTTCGTTTTCATCAAACACCCATAATGATGAATCTACATTCTCAACAGAACCAATATATGTATCAGGATTATCTAATATATGTTGTTTATCTGTTTTTTGTTGATACTTGCTGGCAAGTTGATTATCCATTGAAACTACCTTTTTTGAAGAAGACATACTACTTTTTATAGTTATATTCATTTCAATCTTTTATTTCAATTTTTTATAACAATAAAATATAAATGCCTCAAAATGTATTATTTGATATAAATAAATTTTGCAGTAATCCTAATTATAATAATAATTCTTGTAATCCTTCACAGTATAAAAAACTAGTAACTTCTACAAATAATCCTACAATGAGTCGTAAATTATTATATTCACAATATTTACGAACACGTCGATTTAAGCAAGTACAAAATAACAAACCGGATTCATTTTTTTATAATTATCAACAACCAATGCACGTATTTCCAACCGGACAAGTTCTTCCACGATCAAATATTTAGGTATTTTATTATATTTTATATATATAGTATATAATGAAACGTCCTACACGTGGAGAAGATGGTAAATACCATTTAAAAAATGGAGTTTTTGATGAATTATTTGGTTCTCGTAGTCAAGTTATGAATGGAACCGCTTATAAGACTAGTGGTGATCTTGTCAAAAAAGATTTAATGATGAACAAATGGGGCCGTATTGTTTCTGCTAAGAAGCATAAAACCGCTAAGAAAGAAAAACGTCTTGAAAAGGCTGGATATTTTGCCAAAAAAGGTAAATTTGGTTATGTCAAGAAAACTGCTCGCAAATCTCGCAAGAAGGGAGGTTCTTCCTGTAAAAAAATGAATGGTGGAGCTCCTTTATCACCTGCTGATTTATAAATACCAATCACAAGAAATAAATTTTGAATCTATAATATATTCTTGATAGTTATCAAATATATATTTTTCAAAATAAGCTTTACTTGCTATCTGCTTTTGATTATTATGTAAATTTGTTAAATCATTTGATGATGACATTGATGCATATTTACAATAAAAACTATAGGCATCATATATTGATATGTTTTTATGAATACCTGGACTCGATACACGATTCAAACTATTTGAAGACATTTTTTTTACATCATTATTCATATTTACTTTCAAACTATCCATCGCTGTTTGAATATCTAATTGTTTATCCCACAATAAACATCTTATTTTTGATATATATTTGTCTTGTTCTATCTCTATTGTTGGATAATAATATCCCAATAAATCTAATATTTTCTTATCATTCAAAGTTGATATATTTGTGTTATTATTTTCACACCACTTTCTTAATAAAATTATTACTTCTTCTATTTCTAATTCACTTTCTAATTCATCTTCTATCATAGTCTCTTCCCAAAACTTTAAAAACGTATTTATTACTGGCAAATGCTTACTACATACACCTACAAATATATCTGTATCTTCTTTGTAATGTCCTGATAACTTCTCGATAAGCATTGTCTTTAAATTTTGTAAAAATACTAACCCGGGTAATTCTTTTTCAGTTAAAAATTGCTTCCATAAATATTGCATATTTTTCCAGGATATTGTTTTAATACTACTTTCCACTAGTGGTCTATCATCTATATCAATTACACTTATTACAAACTCATCTACTACTGCTGATATATTCATATTCTTAATATAAAATACACTATCTGGTAATTTATCACTATTACAATAGTTTTTTATAAATTCATCTGCTGAATTATATCGCAATGAATAATGACAAGATACACATATTATATCTAATATATTTTCATTTAATACTTGATTCCATAATGATTCATATTTTATGCTTCTATTTATTTTTACTATACGACAATCCTCATATTTATGATCATAATATTTATGTTTAAACGTTTGAGATAAATTGCAACCTATTAACATTTGACATATATTATTTAATTGTTTCAAAAACGCTTTTGAATTTGGATCTATTAAATATATTAATGTTGATTGTTTTCTAAAAATATTATCACCTAATATAGTTAAAAAATGTTTCGTTTCTGCTCTATTTGAAAAAAATAACGGAGACATACTATCTATTACTGATTGAATTGTTCCCGATTCAGGAATTGAATGTAATAAACTTGTATCTCGTATTTTCTTCATTATATTTATTTTTGTTTTTTGTTTCCAAGACATTAGAGAACCATCACGACTTATTGTTGTTAATACTTGATGTAATATATCATCTTCATTATATAATTGATAATGAATTCCATCATAAAAAAAGAAATTATCAGTTGAATTTGCATAAAAATACTGATTATTATTTAAAAAAGTTTGAATAAAATTCTCTTGTTCTGATGTCATTTCTGTCATTCTTGATACCCTTTGAATATGTTGATCATTCATATTCTCAAATATACCATTTAATTGATTACAAATATAATTATTTACTTTTTGATACATATAATTATTTTCTTTGTACTTATTCAGTTGTTGTTTTACAAACACCATTATCTTATCTACATCATTTTCTATTGTATTTGACATTCTATTATAAACGTAATATAAGTGGGTTTTTATATTACTTTTATTTATTATTTATATTGTTACTACATTATGATGTATAGTTGTTGCATTTTCTATACTATCAGCTATTGATGTTCCTATATACTTTGATATTATCATTTTTCCATTTAATATTTCTTCTTCATTTAATACTGCAAACCAACTATACTTTGTTCTTTTTAATACTTCATCACTTGGTATGTAGATACCTAATGCTGAATTATCTAAATCTAAATATGCTTCTTCCATTAGATCATCTAATATTATTGGTTTGTCACACTTTGTTTTTATTCCTATTACTTTTCCATCTACTTTGTCTAATACACCTTTATATATCATATTATCACATTTTGATGACATTGCACCTACAAAATTTGGTTCTATACTTACGTGTGGATTAGATATCATTCCCTTCAAATATTCTACTACCTCTATTATGGAATTGTGATTTGCGGAAGCACCCATCATATATGTATTTGCTACAAAATTCTTATTTAATTTTTTATTTTTTATATCATAATTACGATTTATACTTTCACATACAAATGCACGACCATTATTATTATATTCCTCATATAAAGGTTTTAAATTTTTTATACATAAAAATGAATTTGGTACTACTATGCCACCATATACTTGTATTAATCTTGCCATACCTAACTCACGATATTGACTCTTTAATGGATCTGCCATATGTCTTACATTTACATCCCAATTTGGTAATAATTTATTAAAAGATTCATCATCTATTAAACATACATTAAAATCATTTCCACAATGATTTATTATTGATTTTATTGTTAAATGTAAATAGGGTTGGTTTAAATTTGTTGTATTACGAGAATAAAAGTTATTCCATTTTCTTGAATTTATTTCGTATTTTGAATGTATCCATATTTTTGGACGATTTGAACCGTATAATGGAGATTCATTTAATAAATAATCTTTTATTAATCTATATTCTTCTTCGTCATCACCTGATTTAAATGTGTTTTTTACGTTAGTTAATAATGAAGAACCACCTAATATTAATGCAAAAGCTATTAGATAATGTGTTACGTTTTTTGAATTAAATAACATACTCTTATATATTATTGTAGTATATTTTTATTATATAGTTCTTTCTTAACATCATTTCTATTTATAATATATTAGATAATCTATATTGTATTTTGATTCGTTATATTTCATTTGCGATGTAAATAATATATTGTTTACTTTACATATTTGACGAATTATATTTGTAAAAGATTTATATGTCATTTCTCTTTTTATATAAAATTGTTTACCTACATAATAATATTCTTTTATTTGATTACGAAATTCTTCTTCATAATTATGAAATAACATTCGACGATAAGCATTCATATCAACTAAATAATAATTATCTGTTTTTAAACAAATTACATCTAATAAATTAAATAATAATTCATTAGGTACTTGATATTTAAATATTTGGTTGGACATATGTCTAATAACATGATAGATTTTATGTTTATTATATTTTTTAAAAACTTTATTGCTAAATATAAGATACTTATAAATTGTTATTTTATAAGTATGGATTAATTATTTATTTTTCATATTCTTACTCATTTTATTCCTCAGTTGCATCTTCAGTTGCAGCTTCAGTTGTCTCCTCAGTTGCCTCTTCGGTTGTCTCCTCAGTTGCCTCTTCGGTTGTCTCCTCAGTTGCCTCTTCGGTTGTCTCCTCAGTTGCCTCTTCGGTTGTCTCTTCTG